CATACGAGGTAGCGTAGCGTCTCGTGGGCTCTGAGATGTGTATAAGAGACAGCTATATAAGTTAACAGGTTTATAGCTAACTACGCCTTGGATACTTGCAGGATCATCTTTGTTCAGTAATTCAACAGGTGCAGGATTCGCTGTAATCTTAGAATCATCTAATACTAGCTCAACAAAGTTGTTGGTGTTCAATGAGCCATACTCACCAACACGCAACGCCCATTCTTCGTAGATGGTAATATCACTGGTTAAGTTATCAACTTGTGCTTTAGTTAATCCTGTGATAGCATTTAGCGTACCCTTATTCTTAATAAAGCCTTGATAGAATTTAACTTGGCTGGTTTCGTCTAAGCCAAAGTTAGTTAAGTAGTTGCGCTTACGGAACCCAATTAGACTTGTACCAAATCCTTCTAGTGTACTGTCAGCTGGTAGGTTATCGACGTCGTATACATTTTTCATACGGTCCGCAAGATAACTAAAGTTAGGCAACAGGCCAGTTTTAATATCTGTATTGTTAATAGGTGCCCACTGTTTGTTTTGCGTAAACTCAGCGGCCGCACTAATATCGACCAATGCCGTATAGTATTGGTTTTTAAATGTAACGATGGCGCCCATTTTGTAGTCAACGCCCGGTTGCCATGTATCAACTACAGAGTTATTGTAGACAAAGCCCGGAGGGTTAAATGCACCAGTCCATGAACCAGTCTTGCTACCGATTAGTTTTAAACGGAATTGGCGATTGCCTAGTTCAGGGACATAAATGATGTCATTGAATACTGTTACGTTATCAAAAATTATTGCGTGTTCATACTGTACAACATTAAAATCAGCAAACGAAATAGTTTGATTTTTAAGGGCTGTTAGTTTGAATGTATTATTTGTTCTTACTTCCACAAAGTCAGAATTTTTAATAAAGTTAAAGTTCTGATCTAATATCTTTGTGCCAGCTGGCGAATTCTCAATTGGTGCAATTACACCTGTGGGTTGTACGTTGGTAAGAACATTGCTTACTGGACTCAATATAATAAAGTTACCGGCCGCCCAGCCCTGTTGACTCCAATTTAAGAATTCTTTACTGCTTAGTACCCAGTCTCGAGTATCACCAAGTTGTGTATCAACATCACGGAATCTAAATCCCTGTGAAGTTAAGTAACGACCATAACTTACCAAGAAGTCAACAACTTCTTGACGTGAGCTGAATTGATATCCATAAGGTATTGTTACCTTAACTGATTCGTAGTCGTTGTAAATTGTTGCACGTTCTTGCAACACACCGATCGTGTAGAAGCTGTTGTTGACTCTACTGGGGATAATTGTAAAATAAGGATTATTTGTGTTGTATCCAGTTACAATATATCCACCATCGGCTTGTTCAACTTGTACAGCACTATAAACTAACTTACGGATTGGTGTTGACTGGTTGAGATATACCTTATAGTTTTCTGTAGGCAATACAATACTATTTTGTGAGTTAGTTGGAGAACCCTGTTCAGCAAGAACTTCAATAAACTTCTTGTCGGTGTAACCGCCAACTTTGTAACCCAATTGAATGTTTACATTGTCCAAGTAGTACTGTATAGTCGCAACTGGGTCCATGCCACTGTTTAAGAGATAATCACGTACCCAATTTAAGTATCCTGCGCTACGTTGTGTTGTGCCAGTTGTGCTATCGCCGTTGATGACTACCGAGCCAAGAGTGATACGCTGTAGTGTATTTTTGTTAATCAATTGATCAACCAACGCATTTCTATAATAGCGGTCAACGTTAATTAAACTACCAAAATATACACCCGGCTTGGCCAGTGCCAATGCAAATTGTACAGAAAATGGATAGATACTACTTGAGCGCCATGCATATTCTGCTGGGCCTTGATCGCCTACTGCAAAAGATACACCTGCACTTAAACTATCAAATGTTGCTGTTGCCCATTGATTTGGACTTAACAAACTGCCGTAGTCGTCAACTGGAATAATTTTGCTTAGACCAGGACGTGCAAAACGTGTGTCGTGCCCGGCACGTTCACCAGCGTGGATATATCCAGATTCTAAGTCATCCCATAACAATTGGTTACTACCTGTATAAGGTGCGGCCCCATAACGTTCAATCCACCAACTTGGCATTTCGCCAAAGCCCAACATCTCCCAAGGATGTGTGTGTGGACGATATGTGTCAAAGAAATAACTGAAGATTGCTCTCCAACCGCCAGGTAATAAACTTCCGTCTACACGGTCTTTAAATTTCTTGTAGTTCCAAGTCCAAGGATTGTTGCTGTTGAAGCCGGTATTTGACGCATAGTCAACTTGATTGTCTCCGACCCAACGTAGGAATTGGCGTCCTAGGATTTGATTAAATTCTTTTAGTGAATAGTCAGTCTTACGGAACTTACCAGGAATGTAATCATAGATATTAAACAGGTGCGCGGCATAACTGATTTTAATATTGTTATAGATACGTTTTTCTAGTTCTAACAACAACTCATCACGTATGTCGTTGAACACTGGTGTAATGCTTCCGTCGTGTCCACGTATAACTTCTGTTGGTGTAATATAGCTATCGTCAACAAAACGTCCAGGAACAAACTTTGGATACAATCCCAGTTTACTTGGAGTTTCTGGAACAAAGCTACCATCAGTATTGTTATATTCAATAATCTTTAGTGTGCTGTTTACAGTCAGTGTAATTGCAGACTTGTTAATAATAATAGCAGAACGGTCTTGTGGGAAAGTAAAGTCAACACCGTTGACCAACTGTTCACCATCAAGGTAAACTAACACAGCCAAGTTGCTTAAACTGGTGTCGTTAAAAACTTGACTAATTTCATATTGGTATTGATATGGATTAATAATAGTATAGGTGATGATGTTTGCGTTATCACCGTATGGAACCATATCACTGTAGTACCACGGGAACGTTTTGTTCTTAATGGTATTGATATTTTTTAGAATCTCGTCAACGCTACCAGGAATGTTAGCAGATTTAATTGTATCTAATTTTGTTGCAAGTTCTAGGAATTTATTTTTAAAGCGGATATACTCGCGGCTAGATAATTCTAAACTCTTAACAAAGTCTAGGTTCTTATCTGTTAAGAACAAGTTACTATACATCGCCGGAGCAGACTGTTGTACAATACTGCCGCCATTGCTCTTATATACAATGTCACGTAACGCCGGAGTTGATCTAGTAGAACCAGGGCTCGACAAGACCTTGGTGTTTTCCTCAATAATCTTAACGTGGTTACGTAATTGTCCCAATGTCAGTGAAGAGAATACTGCGTTTTTGCTGTTGTAATCCAAATTGTTAGGTACTTCGTAGTATCCAACTTTGCTTGGAGTTTTGCTGTAAATTAAGACATCAATTTTATCACCAACAGTTAATAGTTTAACATTAACTCTAATTGTAGGGCGGCTGCCTACAGTATAGTATTGATAATCTAATAGGCCTGCTTCAAATGCTAAATCATCAACAGTTTTGCCGTTGGCGTCTTTTTCTGCGCTACCAGGAGTGTAGCCCATCAACAAATTATTGTTTTGATAGACTTTAGTATATGGCACTCGAGCATCTGTTTCGGGTGCAATATCAATCGGGAAATAGTTTGACTGCCCGGTATAAACAAAAGAAAATATTTGATACTGTCTAGTTGTTTCTGTATTCTTTACCCAAGTGTTTCTGTAAAGAAAAGTATCCGGTCCGGTATTTTGTTTTACAAAGTTATTGTTAATGGGTAAGGTAATAGAATCTTGTCCACTAGAGTATGTTGCAACGTCTGTGTCAAAATTATTAGTAAACTGAATATCACCAATACTGTTAAAGTTTCTGTAACTTAATGGGAAGCCCAGTACTGTGTCGTTTTTACCTGTGCCTTGTTTGTACGAAAACAATGCAGTTCCTGCAAACGTGCTGGTTTCGTAGTAGGTGTTGTTACTGATACTGTAGCCATTGCTGTCAATGATATCAAACAACGGGTTTTGGTTAACGCCGGTCTTTTGTTGTGCTTGGTTCCATACTGCGCCGTCATACCAGAATGTTAGTCCGGCATTTGCACCAGTAGTCACAGTGATGTTATCACCTTCTAGTACTTGTGCATCATCGGCTAGTACCAAATGAATCACAGTATCATCGTGGCCGTGTCCAAGAGGGTACGTTGCGCCAGTGGCGTCAATTGCTGTAACAACATAAATTTGATCTCTGATAACTGGGTCGATGTCATTTGCAAAGATAATACGTTGCCCGGGAACCAATGTTAGTGTTCCGAGAGTTACAGAGCTATTAGTGCCGATGGCCAAGTTTTCAACTTGGTTCATTGCGTCGGTAACTGTGTAATCTAATAGATCAACTGGTGCCTTAGATGTGCGGCCAAAGTTATATAACTGTAGACAGCTTTCAAATTCAATAATTGGACGTGTTGCACGTTTTGATTGATCTGGTAGCGGAATTGTATTGTTATACTTGGCAGTTAGATTAATAATATCATTGTGGAACCAACGGTTGCTACGGCTCCATGGGTTAGCATCTAAACTGTAACGATTGATAGTTATATAGTCTTGCTTGGTGATCCCGCCGCTTGCATAGGACTCAGGGGTGATAAGTTTATCAACTTCAATTAACTGTATTGCTGTCCCAACACCTTCAACATAGAACTGACGATTTGCATATGCAGAGTTGCTAACAGTTTTGTCAAATTGAATTTTTAGACCATTAGTAAAAACTACACCATTGGGACTTGTGTAGTTGGCTTGGCCAACAATGTTTTGTTCAACGTTGATAACGTTTGTAGTCTCGTCAACAAGTTGTATGATACCAACCATGTTAGGGTCAGTGCCATCTTGATAGTACAAGCTATCAAGTATAGCAGTATTAGTAGGAACTGGTTGGTATGTATTAGTGTAGTCTAAGTAGAATGTTGTTGATCCATTAACAACACCACCTTTAACAAACACACGGTTGCTAACTTCTACTGGCTTGCTGATCACTGGTTGTAATTTAACTAGATAATCATCGTCGATTGGCTCTAGTACAATCATCCATACGCCGGCTCGCTGTGACTTGGGTACTGTAGGGCCGCCGTCAAATAAATCGCTGTCAAATCCATCGTCACCAAAATCAAAGTCACCGGGTGCTTCCCAATAATTTTCATCTCGATAGTTGCCAACGAACACAACAGTTTTGTGATCTAGATTATTTTGTTGTCCGTCAAATGCGTCGGGATACTGATCTAATAACGCACTAAGAACTGAATTTTGTATTGCT